TTTCGATACGCGGCCACCGCTGGCCGCACGCCCCAGCGCTGCAGCATCGGGCGCTGCTGGCGATACCTACAACTTCACCATCAACGCGGCGCCGGGCATGGATGCACAGGCCATCGCTCACGCCGTGCGGGCTGAGGTCGAGCGGATCGCACGCGAGAAGAGCGCCCGTTCCCGTTCCACCATGCACGACCAGGACTAGCAGGAGTACCACGCATGATGATGGCCCTCGGCATGTTCGTTTTCTCGCTGGAAACCCTGGCCTACCAGGAATTCCAGCGCCAGACGGACTGGCGCCACGGCAGCACCTCGCGCATCGGCACCAACCCGGCGCGGCAGTTCACCGGCAAGGGCGACGACATCATCACGCTGCCAGGCGTGCTGCTGCCCGCGCTGGCCGGCACCACGCTGAGCCTCGATACCCTGCGGTTCATGGCTGACACCGGCAAGGCCTGGCCACTGGTGGAGGGCACCGGGCGCATCTACGGCGTGTGGGTGATCGAGTCGCTGACCGAGACGCGTACGCTGTTCTTCCGCGACGGCGCCGCGCGGCGCATCGAATTCACCCTCAAGCTCGCGCGCATCGATGATGGGCGCGTGGATATGCTCGGTGCGGCCACCACCACGGCCGGCGACATCCTGCGGGGGCTGCTGTGATCGATCAGGTTCTGAGCCAGGCCGGCGGCTACTTGAAGAGGGCCGGCGAGGCTTACCGCGATGCGACGGCCTACCCGCAGCCGATCTGCCGGCTGATGGTCAACGGGCAAGACATCACCGCCGCGATCGAGAAGCGCCTGGTCAGCATCGAGCTGACCGACAACCGCGGCATGGAAGCGGACCAGCTCACCGTCACGCTGTCCGACCACGACGGGCTGCTCGCCATCCCGCCGCGTGGCGCCAAGCTGCAGCTATGGCTCGGCTGGAGCGACACCGGTCTGGTCGGCAAGGGCAGCTACACGGTGGATGAAACCGAGCACAGCGGCGCGCCGGATCAGCTGCGCATCCGCGCCCGCAGCGCCGACCTGCGCGGAGGCCTCAAGGCGAAGAAGGAGCGCAGCTGGCATGGCCAGACGCTCGGCGTGATCGTTCAATCCATTGCCGGTGCCTACGGACTGGGGGCGGTGGTCAGCGCGGCGCTCAGCGTCATCGAGCTGGCCCATATCGACCAGGCCAACGAATCCGATGCCAACCTGCTTTCGCGCCTGGGCGAGCAGTTCGACGCCATCGCCGCCATCAAGGCCGGGCGGCTGCTGTTCATGCCGGTCGGCAAATCCGTCACCGCCAGCGGCGCCGCGCTGCCGCATATCTCCCTGACCCGGGCGGACGGTGACCAGCACCGTTACCTCGAGGCGGATCGCGACAGCTACAGCGGCGTGCGTGCCTACTACTACGAGGTCAACAGCGCCGAGAAGAAGGAGGCCATCGCCGGCGGCGGCGACAACCTCAAGGACTTGCGCCACACCTACACCGACCAGGAAGCGGCCCTGCGCGCCGCACGCGCCGAGTGGAGCCGCCTGCAGCGTGGTACCGGCACGCTCAGCTACGTGCTCGCTAAGGGCCGGCCGGAGCTGATCCCCGAGCTGACGTACAGCCTCACCGGCATCAAAACCGAGATCGCCGCCATCGTCTGGCTCGGCGCCAACGTGCGCCACAGCTTCACACCGGAGGCCTACACCACCGCGCTCGAGCTGGAATCGAAACTGCCGGACGCCGACGACATCGCCGAGCTGGTCGAGGCGGGCAGCTACACCGGCATCGTTGCCTGGTACCGGGACGAGAAGACCGGCGAACAAAAGAAGATCACCGAGGGCGACCAGACCAGCCCCAAAAGGCTGACGCACCTGTACCAGAGCAAAGCCAGTGCGGAGCGGGCGGTGAAGCGGGAATGGGAGCGGCTGCAGGCATGAGCGACCAGCAGGAACCGTTAGCACCACCACCCGAACCGCCGGCACGCTCCGCCTGGGAGCTGATCGACGAAGAGTTGGAAGGGTGCGACACCGCGCCGATGTGCATGTAAGCAAAACCCGGCGCTAGGCCGGGTTCTCGTATCAGGGGGACGTGTCCCGCAACGCATGCATTAGCCTGACAATGTGTTGCCTGTCTGCCTCGCTCAGCTGATTGAACAGGCTCAGCAGTTCCTGTTCCTGGTCATTCAGTTCGCGCTGCACGTCGCGCTCGACATCGTGATGTTGCCGCATGCTGTTCTTCGACATGTCCACTCCTACACGTCACCCGAGCGCCCGGCGCCTGATGGCGCCTACCAATCGCCCGGAGAACAGCCGATTTTCAGCACGTTCCGGTTGTGTCATTAGCAGCGGATCGAAAAAATTCAGGCGCCGACGGTAATCAGCTCGTCCCAGTTGGTGGTATAGCAGCGGCTCTTCATGTCGCGGCGCATGCCCCATTCCGGCTCAGCGGGTACCCGGCCCAGGCGTACCGTACCGCGGCCCTCGCGCTTGTTGATCTGATCGACGATGCTCATCAAGCGTTCCGCGCCGCGCCGCGGTGCCGGCGCGAACAGGTCCGGCGTCACTTCCCCGCGCTGGCTCAGATCGATCAGCAGCACCGCACACTTCGAGTACGCGTAGCCGGGGCGGTAGATATGGCGCAGCCCGCGCAGGGCGACGGCCAGCAGGTCGCGGGTATCGTCGGTGGGCGTGGCGAGCGGGCAGGTGATGCCGTTGGCGTACCGGGGCAGTTCCGGGTTGTGGTACTGCGTCTGCAGGCTCACCTGCAGCGCCCCGCAGAGTGACTCCTGCTGGCGGAGCTTCTCGGCCGCGCGGGTGACGTAGGTGGCCATCGCTTCCTGGATGGGTTCCAGGTCCCGCAGCTTGCGGCCAAACATCTTGCTCGAGCAGATCGCCTGCTTCGGCGGCGGGCCTTCGTTCATGCCGATGCAGCTGATGCCGCGCAGCTCGCGCGCGGTGCGCTCCAGGGTGACGCCGAACGTCTTACGCAGGGTGCCGATGTCGTACTGGGCGAGATCCCACGCGGTTTCGATGCCCAGCGGCCGCAAGCGCGCAGCCAGGCGCCGGCCAACGCCCCAGACTTCACTCACCGCCGCGATGCGCAGCAGCCGTTCCTGCCGGGCCGGGTCGGTCAGGTCCACCACGCCGCCGGTGGCCGGCCACTTCTTCGCCGCCCAGTTAGCTAGCTTAGCGAGCGTCTTCGTCGTGCTGATGCCCACGCCCACCGGCATGCCCACCCATTGCAGCAGCCGCGCGCGGATCCGCTTGCCGTAGTCGGTGAGGTCCTCCTGTACGCCGGACATATCGCCCCAGGCCTCGTCGATGGAATACACCTCGATCGCCGGCAGCATGCTGGCCAGCACCGTCATCACCCGGTTACTGATATCGGCGTACAGCGTGTAGTTGCTCGAGCGCACCACCACCCCGGCGGCGGCGAGCTGGTCACGCACCTGGAAGAAGGGCGCACCCATTGGAATGCCGAGCTGCTTCACCTCGCTGGTCCGCGCGATCACGCAGCCGTCGTTGTTCGAGAGCACCACCACCGGCTTGCGCTTGAGCTCCGGCTGGCAAATCCGCTCGCAGCTGCAGTAGAACGAGTTGCAATCAATCAGCGCAAAGATGGGCATGCTCAGCGCCCCACATAGCTGATGACCCAGCGCACCATGCCGAAAATCTCGACCAGCTCCTCGAGCTCCAGGTTGATCGGAGCGGCGAAACGGTGGGCGGCTTTCAGTACCAGGCGCCCGTCGGCATCCTCGGTCAGCAGCCGTACCCGGTATTGGCTTTCACCATCCATCCCGACCACCACGTAGCAGTCCGGCGCGCAGCGGGCCGAGCGGTCCACCACCAGGCGATCGCCCGGGTACATGCCGAAGCCCAGCAGGCTGTCATCGTCGACCCTAACCACCCAGATCTGCGGCGCCCCGAGGCCCACCAGGCTATCCAGCGACAGGCAGCCTTCCTTCTCGTCCTCGGCGGGCGACTGAAAGCCCGTAATGCGCAGGTCGGCGGCTTCCGGCAGCAGGTGCCGCAGCCGATCCTCGCGACCCAGAATGGTGAGCGTCATAAAGCAACTTCCGTAAAATACTGTATGCGCATACAGTAAACGAAAGAGACCCCTCGCGGTCAATTGGAAACAACGGCCCGATGACCGGAGGCAACCATGTGCGGTGGCGTAGAAGCGCGAGACGCCGAGAAGGCCTACAAGGTCTATTTCCCCAGCCCCAAGGCCGCATTCCCCGTGATGCTGGAGGGCGGCGAGTCGCTGGGCTGGGTCAAGTGGGGTCGACGCCGCGAAGAGCCCGGCCAAGGCCCGCAAGGCGGCTGGGCACGGCTGGAGACGGTAGAGCGGGGCGGCTGGGCGAAATACGAGCCGCTACGTGCGTTCGGCCTGGTGCAGCGCTACATGGAGAAAGACGCGTCGCGAAAATCCCACTGGTTCGACATGCAGGCAGGCTTCGCGCTGGACTGCCTGGTATTGGGGGAGGGAGAGCAGCGGCGCGTCTATGTGGTCACCAGCACGCCGCCGGAGGAGTATTCCTGGATCCATGATCGGTGGCCGATGGTGCGAGAAATAGTTTGAAGATCAAACCAATTACTCGAAAGGTTATTCGTGCAACTTATGTCCTAGGTAATACAGCCCCCAAAACGTTACTATGAGCATCTGAAATAGAGCAACAAAGTATCCTAGCCCCATTGCTGCTATCAGCCACTCGCCAAGCGGGTACTCGTTTACATTCAGATTTGCTATATCTCCAGAGTATGAAACAAGAAAAACTGAAAATAATACGAGGGTAATACTTTCAGCTGTCAGGAAAGCAAACAACATTGCCAAAAAGCGGCGGCGAGTTAGTGCAACTAGGTTGTCGGTATTACGGAACCGGATTTTGATCCTAGGTGTAGGCTCCGGCAAAATGCTATCGATATCTGCTCGCCCAAATGTCGCTATTGCAGCCAGGGCAGCTATATAGAAGCCAGGAAGGGATTGTATAAAGAATAGCAGCATTGATACTGCACCCTCCGGATCCATAGCTGTTTGGATGTTACCCGTGCTTACTAAAGTCGCCATCGTGGCGACTGCCAACAGCCCAGGATATAGCCAGTCAACCACCCATTTATATGGATGACGAATGGTCAGATAGCTATATGGTTTTAAAAGTTGGCCAATTAACATTGCTCACCCCATCAGGCGGAGTACTTGCTTTATAATAATGCCGTTGATTGCATCTAAGCTAGCTGTATTTATTGTTGGTGCATTAATGACGTGGCGTTTTACGTATTTCTGTTCATTAACGAGACGCCCCGACTCAGTGTCTATGGTTGCGTCTCGGGGCTCACCTTTTTGATTAGTAAACCTTATTCGGATTTGTGGGTAGTGAAGGTTTTTATCGCCTAGAACCTTGGATCTTATCTGCTGCACAGCCTTAGCTGTATCTTTGAGAACTTTCTTCTCCGGGCGAAGCAGGACTTTACGCCCCTGTTCCTCTATCACACCCTGCTCATCCCACACCGCACCCTTAGTTGAAAAATCGAGCAGTTCAAGACCGGAGAGAGTTCCTTCTGACAGCTCTTTTTCAAATTCCGTAGATGGATGGCCTTGAAGCTCCGCAAAGTGAACGTGCCGTACGGTGACAGGTGAGCCGTCCTTTTGCTTCGCACCGCTATCGTGTGGGATCAGAAACTCAGAGGGGAACTGTAGGCGGCAATGACGGAATACATGGCGAAGATAACCGGCAACACTGCTGGCATGGAGACCCGATCCAAAGACCGTTTCGATCACGCAAAGGTAGTAGTTATCACCCTTGATAGGGGTGGTCTCAATTACCACGTGTGCAGAAAAATCTCCTCCGTGCCCCTCCGGCTTCGTATGCACAACTCGACTCTTATTTTCTGGATCCGATGAAACGGCGTCCGGCGCAGTCGGGTCGCACCGATTTACAAGCAGGACCAATTTCGAGCCTTGGAGCTTCATATCGGCAAGATAGAATCGAGCGGATTTTGAAGTGCGGCCTTTTTGCAACAGTCGATCACCCGAAGCCATAAGCTTTTCGATGAACTGGTAGATCTCGCTGAGCGATTTCGGTGTAGCCTCGAAAATGGTCTCAAAGCCTTTTACGTTCGACTTGCCACTAGCCGTTATTTTTAGATCAAAAAAAGTTGCTGTACGGTGCAAGGTCCCTCCCCAGGTAACCCTTTTAGTGTTTGTTGGCGTTGTTGTTTTCTAACTGCAGTCTGGTCAGAGCGACCAAGTGCAGAGCGCAGATTTCATCTCACGATCAGCCACAGAGTCCTAGACCAACTTCAATGACGGGCCCGACGCTCACTTTCGTGCCTGGGATCGCGGTGTTTTCCCGCCAGACCTGGTCTAGCGGTTCGAGGCCAAATTGACCCGCCTTGCTGGACGCCGCCCCGTTGACGGGGTAGGACCGCCCAGTTTCAGCATCACTTACCACTACGGCCCGGCCCGGGTAACACTGCAGGTGGGCTTCCTCAAAGGTGAATGGCCAGCTGGCACCAAAACTATCGGCATCGATCAGCTTGGGCGGGCCCGCGAGAGCGATCGGGCTGACCAGCAGCAGGCCGAGCAGGACATTGCGCATGGGAACGTTCCTTGTTTGGTGAGGGCAGATCAGCGGCTACGGGCGCCGGTGATGATGTACAGCACGTCGGCATCGCTGCGGGCTGCTAGCGCCTGCAGGTAGTCGATGGGGATGATCGAGGTGCCGTTCTCGAAGCGTTTCTGCATGTAGTCGGTCTGGCCGGCGAGGTGGGCCAGCTCGTGCACCTGCAAATTGAGGCGCTTGCGCTCTTCGAGCAGGCGGTCACCGAAGTGGCGGGGCTGGTCGTCTAGGTCGATGGCTGCTGCGGTCATGGGCGTCTCCTTGCCTGGTCACTCAGCGTTGAGTGAGTTCATTGGTCTGAATCGATTACATACCGCCCGGCCGACTCGGCCAGTGCGGAGGTCATTCGGCGCACGGCGGCGCGATCGCTTTCCGGCATGGCGCGGTAATGGTTAAGCACTTCTGATTCATCGGCCTCAAGGCCCTCGGCGGTGACAGGGGTGCGCTTGCCGGTCAGAACGTAGAGCACGTCCACTCCGGCTGAAGAAAGACCGTTCAGATACGTCGCATCGGGGCTTCGCTCGTCCGATTCGTATTTGCCTTGGGCGTTGGCTTTTACACCGCCCAGCGCGCCGAAATCGCCCTGTGAGAGGCCGAGTCGCTTCCTTTCTTCGCGTAGGCGTTCGCCGAGACCACTCATTTGAATAGAAATTCCCGTTGACACCACTCAAATGAGTGATATTCTTCTGCCACATTGAACGCATTTGAATGGTTTTGAATGATGCCAGCCACACGCACTCCCGAACAAGCGAAGGAATGGCTCGCCCAGCAGGGCAAGTCTGTCCAGGAATTTGCCCGTGAGAACGGCCTCGACCCGTTCACCTGCTACCAGGTGCTGTCCGGTGCGAAGAAAGGCGCGCGGGGTGAATCGCACCGTGCCGCTGTGCTGTTCGGAATTAAACAGGGCGTGGTTGCCGATCTCCCCGACGAGTACGGCCGCCGCGCGACCGACATCGGCGCCGTGATTCCAAAGTAATGGCTCAGGCCCCAGCGAGAAACCAGAAGATGAAGCGCACCGTTCTAGAGAGTCGCCGGCAAGTGATGAGCGCAGTGGTTTGCGACTACCCAGGCGGGCGTGAGTGCGCCGCGGCGCGGCTGGGCTTGCCGATCAAGAAGCTGGACAACCACGTCTATGAAAGCGCCGGTAGCCGCCCGCTGAGCGATGACCAGCTTCACCAGCTCGAGCAAGAGGCCGGCACTACGCATTTCCCTGATTACGTCGCTGCGCTGTATGGCGGCGTGTTCGTACCGGTCGCCAACCCGGACGAGCTGGACAACATCGAGCTGTATGAACGCTGCATGAAGACCGCCGTAAAGCGCGGCGCAGTGGACAAGATCATTGCCGGGGCACTGGCCAACGGCGAAATCGACGAAGGGGAAGCCAAGGCCATCCTCGATGCGCACCGCCAGCACATGGCAGCGCGGCATTCAGAGGTACACGCAGTGATTCTTCTGCATCGGTCGCGCAAGCCCGGGCAGAACAGAAAGAAGTAGTCGGCGCGTTGCGTCAGTAATTACCGGCCAGGCCGGACCGCGACTGGCGGTGGGGAGGATAAGTGAGCGTTGCCCATAACGGTGGTTACAAGTGTTTATGCCCGGCCTGCGGGCACCGCATGCGGATCCGCAACAGCGAGGCCCAGACGCCAACCTACAAAACGATGTACGCGCAGTGCCTGAACATCGCCTGCGGTGCCACGTACAGCGGCTCGCTGAGCTGGGATTACGCGCTGAGCCCGTCCGGCCTGGATGCGCCTCGCGTAGTACTGCCGGTCGCGCCCTCGGTGCAACGCATGCAGGCGCTGCGCGACAGCCGCGAGACAACCGATCAACTCGACATGCTGGATCACATGGAACCGGAGGCCGTAAACGCATGAACACCCTCACCACCACCGTGGGCGAAGCCCAGGAATACCGCACCACCATGCAGGAGGTCGCGCGCCACTTCCTGCAGCGCCACCAGGGCGAGCACCTGGTCGACGATGGCCATCTGTTCGATCGGGCCGTCAGCTACTTGGCCCACTCGCTGGAAGTGCCGATGTTCATGGCGCCGCGCTTGGTCCACTTGGCTATGAGCGAGCTGGAGTGCCTCAAGCGTCCTGTGATCGGCATCGATTACGGCACCGGTGACGCGACGGTTGTCAGCCTGGTCGATTTCTTTACGGGTGAAACGGTATTAATCCCCTGTCGCCATTTGCCCCTGAGATTGCAGCCGCCGGCGGCTCTTCCGGCTGCAGCAGCCGCTAACTGAACACCCCCCTGAATTGATCCCGTCCCATGCCCGCCGTAGCGCGGGTAGGGGAAAGTTGCGCCCGAATGGTGGCTTTTATGTGCGACATCACCCTAGAAATCAGACTCAAGCCGGCCCAGGCCGAGGTCTACCTGCGCTGGCTGACCAGCCAGTACGAACAGCTGATGGCGGCCTGCTGGTACGACGACAAGTACCGCTACACGCCCCAAGGCTTGCGTGGCCGGAAGATCTTCCAGGACTACCCGCATATCGCCGGGCTCAACCGCACCATGCGCGAGCTGGTAAAGCAGCTGAAGGAAGCGGAGGTTCCGGCATGAGCACGCTTGCCCAATGCGAGGCCCTGGCAGCTGATCCGGCGCGCCTCATATTTAAGGGGCACCTTCTGCAACTAAAGGCGGCGCCTGACTACGACAGGCAATTCAACGAGGCGATTCGAATTGGCGGCTACCTCAGCGGACTGCTGGAGTGCGACGCCATCACTTGCACGACTCATCGTGCATTGCTGCAAGAGATTCAGGCCTTCGTTTGGGGGCCGCGCCCATGAAGTCGATGGACAACGCCATCCGCACCGAAGTACTTGCCCGCCTAGAGCAGCAGTTCGGCCTCAAGCGCGTCGGTGGCACCAATTACATGCGCAAGGGCGAGTGCCCCAGCTGCAACAAGCGCGAGCTGTTCAGCCGCTACGACGAACCTTGGTTCATCAAGTGCGGGCGCGGCAAGTGCGGCCAGCAGTGGCATGTGAAAGAGCTGTTCGACGATCTGTTCGATGACTGGAGCAAGCGCGTTCCGGCCACTGAAAAAGAGCCCACCGCCACCGCCAATAGCTACCTGCAGGGCGCCCGCGGCTTTCGTCTGGAGCTGATCAAGGGCTGGTACACGCAAGAAAACTATTTCGACCGCCACCAAACCATTGGCTCGGCCACGGTGCGTTTTCCCTTGGAGAAGGGTGGCTACTGGGAACGGCTGATCGACCGGCCGCACCGCTTCGGCAAGCAAAAGGCTCGATTCGCGCCCGGACAATCCATGAAGGGCTACTGGTGGTGCCCGCCGAGCGTGGACCTGCTCCAGGTCAGCGAGTTGTGGATCGTCGAGGGCATCTTCGACGCCATTGCTTTGCTGCATCACGACATCGATGCCGTCTCGGCCATGAGCTGCAACGCATTCCCGGCCGAGTCCCTCAAGGCGTTGGCGAAGGCCTGCGCGGACGCGGGGCAGAAGCTGCCGAAGCTGGTGTGGGCGTTGGATAACGAGCCGACAGCACATCGCTATACGCGCCGCTGGGTGCGGATGGCCAAGGAGCTGGGCTTCACCTGCGAGGCCGCGCAGATCCCGCAGGGTGATCGCAAAGTCGATTGGAACGATCTGCATCAGCGCTGGATGTTCCTCGACGAGGACAAGCGCGCCGACCAGATCGAGGCCGACCTCAAGGCCGCCCGCTACCAGGGCGCGCTGCTGATCGCCGAGAGCGCCGCCGAGAAGGCGCTGCTGATGTACGACTGGAACAAGCGCGGCGAATTCCACTTGGGCTTCGGCAACCGGATGTACTGGTTCAAGCTCGATCTGGAGAAATTCAACCGCGCCATGCAGGAGCTGGAAAACAGCGACGACCACGACGACCAGCTGCTCAACGATCGGCAGATGCGCGAGAAGGCCTTGCAGCAGTGCGGCAGCGTGATCGAGATCGCCAACTGCTACCCCAAAGCGCTGTACTTCCAGCGCAATGAGGTGACGGACGAGGCCTGGTACTACTTCCGCGTTGACTTTCCGCACGACGAACCCACCGTGCGCAACACCTTCACCGGTGGCCAGGTGGCGGCGGCGAGCGAGTTCAAGAAGCGTTTGCTCGGCATGGCGGCGGGCGCGGTGTTCACCGGCAGCGGCAGCCAGCTCGACAAGATCATGAAGGACCAGCTCTACGGGCTGAAAACCGTCAAGACGATCGACTACATCGGCTACAGCAAGGAGCACGGCTGCTATGTGTTCGGCGACCTGGCCGTGCGCGGTGGCGTGGTGGAGAAGGCCAACAGCGAGGACTATTTCGAGTTCAAGCAGCTGCGCCTGAAGACGCTGCAGAAGTCGATCCGCCTGGAAATCGCCCGTACCGACGAGGGCTACCGCACCGAGTGGCTCGACTGGCTGTGGACCTGTTTCGGTGCCCA